GAATTATACAGCCACCTACAACTACAACTTGCGGCTCATTTTCATCAGGAATAGATATCGGCTCTACTTCCATGTTAAAATCTACACCTAATTCTTGGATTTTAGAAACAGTATATGTCTGATTATCTCGTGTTCTAGTAAAGATTATATTTCCCATTTTATCACCTCTAAAGCCTGAATTCTCTTACTATTGTTGTTTTTTCTTTAACTTTTTGAGCAACAATTTCTGCTATTTTTTCAGCCCACTCTTCCAATTTAGATTCACTAACGTCACCTATTCCTCCTTCTACAACTACTGTTACTCCCCCAATATCAACAACTGATTCGCCTCTAGGAAGAACTCGTTCGCCGGGATGAAGATAGTAGAGACCTGCTACGTTGATAAGTCCTCCTCCTTGTAGCGCCGCTATTGGTTCTCCTCCAATAGTCCCTGCCGTCGCGGTAGTTATCTTCTTGTGTATATAGGTCGCATATGTTTCTAGACTGTCTGTTATTTTTGTTATCGCACCGTCAGCTGCTCCTAGTCCTTTTATTTTCTCAGCAATTCCTCCAAATACTTCATCTATGCTTAGAATATATTTGTCATGTACACGAGTTATTATCTCTTTCGTATCTGACCATTTATCTTCTATATCTGTTGCCGAGGTAACTACACTTTCTGATGTTTCTGATATTGAAGATGTCATTTCTTCTATGTCTTTCTGGGCGTCTTCAAGCTTTGAAGATAAATTATCTGCTGATGATGATATTGTTTCTCCTACCGAAGATATATTGTCTGCAATGCCTATCATTTTGTCTCCCATTGTCTCTAGAACATCAGACAATCCTTTAAATGCATCACTAATAAACGGTATGTTTGCATTGGCAATTCTTTCAAATACTTCTCCCCACGCCTTAAATGCCTCTCCAAACATTCTAACTAATCCAGATATGGGCTCAGCCAGTCCAGCAACTAATTCTACAAATACAACTGCTGCTTTTCCCATACCTAAAAATATAGGCGCAAGAGGTTCTGCAGCAGTCTTCACTCCTTCAAATATAGTAGCACCAGCAGTCTTTAATGCTTCAATAATTCCATCAACAAGATTATTAAATCCTGTTTCAATTAATTCTGGCAAATTGCTTATTCTTATGAATTTACTCCATGTTCGGTTAATAGGAATTACAAGGTCTCTTAATATACGTTTTATAATAGGAATAAGAAGAAACGCAAAGAGGTCAAATATCGGCTTAAGAAGTAAACCAACTGTGACTTCAAACAGCTTTAATAATGCACGAAAGCTACCAGAAAATCTTTTACCCAATGCTAAGATAGATTTCCCAATTTCAACTAATGCCTGACCTGCCGCAACAGCTATTGAAAGAGGAGATGCTACAATGCCTTTTAATCCCTTCATAAATCCGCCTGTTATATTTTTCCCTAATTTAGTAAGTCCTTTAGTAAATACCTGAAATAATCCTTCTCTTTCTTCAGCAGGTTCTTCTTCAACTGCTCTTCTTCTGCGCCCTATATCTACTGGAATAGAGATTTTTACTCGACTCAAAGCTTCATTTAATTTGTTCACGAAATTCTCTATATCTGCCTCTAATTCAATCTTTAGTGGAAACTTAAGTTCTTCTGCCACAATTCTTGTCTCCTTTTTATTTCTCTAACTAAGAGCAACAATCTCCTTAGTGTGTTAATACTGATTTCATCAACTTGATTCGGTGTCCATCCAAACATCATCGCACATAGATAGTATACCATAAGTTGCTGTTCTTCTGGTGTTCTTGCCCCACTTATAAGCATCGCCTTTATTTTCCATTCTTCTTCCATACTTAAATCTGCAAAGGGTTTAGTTCCATAGCTTTTCTTTTTAATTTTTGCCCCTCAGAATTGGATAATCCATTCAAGAATTCCTCTTTTGACGGAATAGCAACAGCCTCATTTGGCTTTAATTCATGTGTGCTTTTCACAAATTTTATTTCTTTTATAGATGTCCGCAAAATATCCTCTTCTATTCCAAAATAGTCTATATCTTTAATTGTCGCTACTCCACCTTCAAGAGAGATTTTTATATATTTTCTCATTATGCTATTATATTCTCTAAATGTGAGTTCCCTCAAAGTAACTGCGAAGAGAGAACCTTTATAGAATACTTCTACAACTGCTTCTTCCATCTTTCTTTTCCCTCCAATTGCTTTTAATAAATAAATAAATTTAAAGATTTAGATTTAAGCGCTCCATTCTTTTACTGTTATAGATGTCGCCTTAAATGCTATATCGAACATGATTATGTCGTTTGGCAGAATTGCATAGTCTAAAGTGTCAAATTTAACCCCTGAAAGTTCGAAGACCAGATTTCTTGTTCCGTCTGTAAATGTTAGTTTCGCTGTTTGTGCTGTTATGGTATCTTGTGGAGTTGTCGCAGTAGTTGTGCCTCCTAGTGCATATGCAATAAAGTCTTTATTTTCTGCTATTACTGTGAACCGCCCATCATATGTAGTCTCTTTTCTGAACACGTCTACGGGCTCTCTATTATTTAATTCTCTAATAAAGTTTGCATTTGTCGCAATTGTCAATTCTAATGTCTGAACTTTTCCAACAGTTGTTCCAGTAGGGAACTCAAAAGTCGCATCAATGAATGTATATGGCGCTGCAGTAGTTGTTGCATTTGTAGGCACACTTGTGCTAATACTTTTACTCGCATATAGTCCAGATAAAGTCAGCATAGCATATTCATTTAACCTAATCGCTATTCTTGCGCTTGTTAAAACACACCCAAGAAGAGTATCTCCTACTGCTGACGATGATGTAAATCCAGTTTTTATTGTTATACTTTTCATAGACGTTGCTACTGTATATACATATGGGTCTAGGTCAGTACCTGCCCCAGACTTGCTTCCTAGTAAAGGTTCGAATAACGCTCCATCAGTTAAAATGGTTTCTATACCAAATGCGCCCTCAAATGCCATTGGTATAAGGTCTTGTGCTTCTACTGCATTTATCTCATAAAGCGGTGATAAACTGTTTTTTAAAGATATTGAAGTGATTCTTGTCCCACGACCAAATGCATTACTTACGCTTGCAGGTTCAGTCTTAAAGGTTGTCTCAATTGCCCATGCTTTAGCTGCAACTGCTCCTGTTGCGGGCATTTATTCATTCCTCCTTTTTCTTCTTAAGCATCTTAGCCATATCCTCTAAAACCCTTACTCGTTGTTCTAATAATCCAAGATTACCCATCAAAATCTTGTAAAGCCTGACTATTTGCTGTTTTGTGACTTTCACTTAACTCACCTCTAGAGTTCCTCGTAAAGCCACACACCTATGTCCATCGTAAATCTATAAAGCCTCTTCATTTTATCCGACAACTCTGTGGTTACAGAAGGCACTATAAACGCGGCGTAGCATGTTCTCGGATAAGTGAACACATACAAATTAGTGCCATCAATAAAGTAAATCCAACCTTTATTTGCTCCAGCATTCCAAGATATATAATCACCTTCGCTTAATCCCGTCGCATCTGTGACAACAACTAATTGAGCATAAGCCCCCAATTCTGTTGCTGAACTAAATACGGCGTCTATTGCTGTCGGAGTTGTTACTTCAAAATTTTTTCTTTGACTTTTAAGAGTTTTCTTTATATGGTCTTTAATCTTTCCATAGCGAGTCTTATCATTTGTTCTCACATCAATTGTGACTCGCCCTCTTCCCAAATACTCTTGTCCTCCTATATCAGCAAACGCTCCACCACTTGATACTTCATACACGAGAATCCAATCAGCAACACGAGTATCAACTGCTCGTCGGTCATAAATATATTCAACTCTAAGTGTCTTTCCAAAACTTACTCCATTGAATGCCTTTTTAAGAAGAAGATAAACTAAATCAACGATTTCCACTTTCGAGCACCTGTTTGAATCGCTCTAGTGCGGGACGAATAAACGGATGTGGCTCAGTCCCATGTTTCTCTATCCATTTCTGCAGTTTCCATCCAACTTTATTTGCTTCTTCGAATGACATGCCAAACTTATGAACTAGCCAATAAACAAGGTCAGGATGTGGAACAGTTCTTGCTTCTCCTCCGTATTCAATAGTTTTGACATAAGGAGCCATAAATCCTATAACTCGTTTCAATTCCTTTCTAACGATTTCCCAACTACGCAGTAGTCTGCCACTAACAAATAAATCTTTCTTCATTCCTTCTTCAAGAATCATACTTACGAGCAGTTCCGCCAATTTATCTAGTTTATCCTCCATCTTTTTAGCTAGTGCATCTCTTAGTTTTCTGATGTCAATCTTCGTCTCGATTCTCAAAGAGTAACCACGCCCTCTTATTGTTCATAAGTTCTGGTGTTATATACTCAGGATTCGCCGTTAAAGCGAATAATAATACATCTTTTAGCCCTTTATACAATCTTTTTACTATTTTATCCCTCATTTCCCCAAGATAGTAACCAGCCTTTGACAACCATATAACAACTTCTCCTAATTTTCTCACTTCATGTTCGTCTTCCCAATTAACTTTTTTAATCCAATTCCATAGCTTTCTGTCTAAGAACCGTAGCGCAACTTTTTTACCCACGTCTAATTTAGTCTGCGACTTAAGAATATAAATTTCCTCAGCTAATTCAATTGGGTCTTTACTTAGTTTACACGCCTTGTTCAGATTAGCACGTCCAAAAAATGCTTTCCACCGCTCTGGAAGTTCAGATGATATTGTCATTATCTGCCTCTTTACATCATCTCTCAAGCCTAGCATTTTAAAGTCATTGAAGAAGATATAAGCATAAACCAACGCCATAACGTATTCTTTACTTACTTTCTTTACATATAAATAATACAAATGCCGAATAGAATGAATT